ATTGCTTTGAATGCGGCGTTACCGCAGATCACGCGCACCATGTCGTTCCTCGGGTTCTAGGAGGTACGAAGACGGTTGATCTATGCGCTCCGTGTCATTCTAAAGTCCATAGCGCGAATCTAACGACATCTGCTTTAGTCAAGGAAGGACTTAGGAAACGCAGGGCTAAAGGTCTTTGCGGAGGCGGTAAGGCTCCATTTGGGGTTTGGTACGATCAAGACGGGAAAGTACACAACAATAAATACGAACAGAAAGTGATCAAAGGCGTTTTAAAGATGCGAGCTTCAGGAATGAGCATGTACAAGATTGCTGCTCATTACGCCAACCAAGGGGTTTTGAACCGAGCAGGAAAACCCATAAGCAGAACCCAAATACGGAGAATAGTTGAGTATGCGAAAAGATCCGACCCCTGAAGAATGGGATGCAGTAAATAAGCCTTTGCACTACAACACCAACGGCGTTGAGTGTATTGACTACATCCAGCAGCAGCTAGGAGATCAGTTCGGAGCCTACTGTCTAGGTAATACAATTAAGTACCTTCACAGGCATCAGTACAAGAACAACCCTAGAGAGGATCTGCTGAAGGCTCAGTGGTATCTAAATAAGTTGCTTGAGGTTACGAACTAGATGGAAGAAAAGTGTTTTGAATGCGGAGATATAGCTAATCATAAACATCATGTTATTCCTAAAATATATGGAGGCACAAAAACAATAAATTTATGCGCTGGGTGTCATTCCAAAATTCATTCTCATCATCTTCTTAAAACATCTGAAATGACTAAGGCAGGAATGCAGAGGCTAAAGGACCAAGGTAAATACACAGGCGGAAAGCCGCCATACGGTTACAGCTTGGTTGATGGTGATTTAGTTGAAAACGAGAAAGAACAAGAAACAATAAAGTTGACTCTTAAATACAGAGCTGATGGTCTTTCTTATCGCAAGATCTCAAAGGTTCTGGCCGAAGCAGGGCACCTATCAAGAACAGGCCGATCATTCACACCAAACCGAATCATGCAGATGGGAAATGAAAATCACAACAAGAATCCTCTAAGTGCTATGTCTTTATCTAGGATTGTTGCAAACAATAATTGTTAAGAGTAGTATTATGTGTGTCGGCGGGGCTACCAACCCCTTTAATGTCCGATTGCAATTTGGGAAGAACCGTTGTCACAACCGACACGGGTTATATCCTACCATATAAGCAATCCTCATTGAATACCCCGCTAACGGACAGTGGCGCTAAACTGTGCGTCCAATCTAAATAGCAGTAATCCGTGAGCGCGTTGTAGGTCTGACCACTTGACCCGATTCACGTCCTTGAATGCAGCAGACCCCAAGCGGGGGTTGTAGGAGTTGCGTCCTACAAGAAAGCGAAAGCTATGAGTACCGCATCGTAAGATGTACACATGTAAGACCTACAGCTATTAGCGCTAGCCATGGTTATGTGTTGCAACAGGGAAAAAGTGGAGCTGTGCCTAAAATAAATGGAGCCTACAATGCAATGCAAATGCGGCGATGAGATAAACAACGAAATACGAGAAGTAAAAACGAACGCAAAAGCCAAAGAATGGATGGATGGTAAAGACGTAGTTGCGCCTGTTATCCTGAATCATTACAGATGTTCGGGATGTGGTAGAGAAGCAAGAATCATAGAGGACATGGATGGATTAGAAATTTACAGAAAAGGAATTTAATAAACGCTTTGGAGGAAGCTATGGAAATAATACTTACAGAAGAAGAAGTGAGGATTGCCCGATACATCGCCAAACAGAAAGTTGATTTTTCGGGAGCGAATAATTACGACAGCAAGAAGCGTGATGAAAGATCACACTTAGAAATCACGGCGCAAGGTCTTTCTGCTGAAATGGCAGTTGCAAAACATCTGAATGTCTATCCAGATCTGGATGCTCGATATTCACCATACGACCTGATTTACAACGGGTTCAAGATAAACGTCAAAAGCACGATTGCCGATTACCACGATTTACTGATTCCTGACTACCAGCAATCAAGGTCTGATTTTTACATCCTAGTCACTGGCAAGGTTCCAGTTTTGAACATCCGAGGCGTAGCGACTTCTGGGATGATTTACGACGAGCGGAATTTGGTTGATTTGGGCAAAGGTGTTTGTTATCGATTGAAGCAGAATCAATTGATCCCATTTTGGGATTGGTCAAATGCTTAGGCCGCATCAAGAACGAGCAATCACGATGCTCAAGCATTCGATTCGAAAGGGGAATTCTAGGCTAGTCCTGGCCGCGCCTTGTTCGTTCGGCAAGACTCGGGTTGCAATGGAGATCCTGAAGAACACAGCGAAGAACGGGAAGCTGGGAATCTTCATTTGTGATCGGGTTAAGTTAGTCGATCAGGCGTTGGAGGAATTCGACAGGGCTGGGATATCTTGCGGGGTGATTCAGGCGGATCACTGGCGGACTAATCCGAATGCTCAGATTCAGATAGCGTCGATTCAGACAATCGCAAGAAGACGGTACAAGCCTTTGTTTCACGTTGCAGTTGTGGATGAGTGCCATACGCACTACCAAACTACGACAGAGCTGATGGAGGACTACTCCAAAAGCATCTTTATTGGATTGAGTGCAACGCCATACTCGAAAGGACTAGGAAGGCATTATTCGGATCTGGTGGTTCCGATCACGCCGAGTCAATTGCTAGATCAGGGGTATCTATGTCCTGTCAAATACTTTGGTGGGAACAGAGCTGATCTGAAAGGCGTGAAGAACAAACGACTATCGACTGGCGGCGTGGATTACGATCCTAGAAGTCTGGCTGATGCGACCGAGAAAGACCAAAAGCTGGTCGGTGATATCGTCGAGAATTTTAGGCGATTTGGTAAAGGTCAAACGATAGCGTTTTGTCCCAGCATTAAGCATTCAAAGAAGCTGGTCGAGATGTTCCGAGAAGAAGGTTTTACTGCTGAACACATAGACGGTTATATGGATCAGGAAGATCGGACAATGATCTTTGATGCTCATGATCAGGGTGAGTTTCAGATTCTGTCATGTTCTAGGCTGCTCAATACAGGGTATGACGCGCCACAAGTCACCACCTTGATTGATTGCTTTCCTACCAAGTCAAAGATCGCGTTCATCCAACGAGCTGGACGAATAATGAGAACCTGCGAAGGTAAGACGGAAGCGATCTATCTAGACCACGCTGGCAACGTTGAGACCCACGGTTTCCCAGAGTGGTTGGTGCCAGAAAGTCTACATGACGGGCTTCAGGAGTATTCGGAAAGCTCACTTGTGAAGAAAGACAAAGACGAGATCATGCCATCGGTTTGTCCGCAGTGTTTTCAGCACTTTTTGATCACTTGCGCTTGCGGTTATCAACGACCACCAAAGGAGACTCTGAAGACCGACGATCAAGAACTGAAGGAGCTGAAGAAAGTCAACAAAGAAGTCTCTGGCGAGGAAAAGGCCAAGTGGCTAGGTGAGTTTCAGTTTTACGCTAGGAAGAAAGGCTTTAAGCCAGGATGGGCGTCTTGGGCTTATCGTGGCAAGTTCGGGGTATGGCCTAACAAGATCAATCCGCAGCCAGTTAAGGAAATCAGCGAGGCGGTCAAGAATCACATCATTCACTTAAATATAAGGAAAGCGCGACGTGTTAAGCGACATCTTGCCTAAGTTAGATAAAGTCAAAGTAGTAAGCGGAAAGACCTGGGCCTGTTGTCCTGTACACAAAGACAACAATCCGTCAATGACTCTGACGGAGCGGGATGGCAAGGTTTTGATTCATTGTTTCAGTTGTCAGGCGTCAGGTCTGGAAGTGGTCAATGCTTTGGGGCTGAGTCCGAATGTTTTGTTTGAGAAGCAGGGCGAGCGGCGAGCTATCCCATCAAGTGTGATTGAGAAGGCTAAGGAAGATCTGTATTTCATATCGATATACGATAATGAAAAGGAGAAAGGCGGTCGGATCACTTGGAACGATCAGAAGCGATATAAGTTAGCGAAGGAACGAGTTAAGTTATTAGACCGTAATTAATTAATTTAATGTAAACAAAAGCGTTGACTCTATGGGTTGGATCGGTAAAATAAAGGTCATCAACAACGCAAACGAGGAAACGAAATTGAAAAATTCATCATACGCAGATTGGGCAGAAGAACTCGCAAGGCTAGGCTTTGATTGCTCAAATTTGACTGACGATCAAATGGACGAAATTGGCATGGCATATGAACGCGCAGATTTAGAGTGGCATTGGGCAAGCGTGAACGAAAAAGATTGGAGAAAAGGAAGCTTCACGCGAAAATATTACGCCGCTCGCATTGCTGAAGCGAAGGTCGCTGTCGCAGCCTGTGGCGCTGAGACTCTTAATGAGATGGTGTGCCTTTATGTCGGCGGCATTTGGGACGATTTACGACTTGAAAGATAATGCAAAACGGGGCTTCGGCCCCAACTTCGGGTCTACCAGTTAGGGACTGGTACTGATGAGGCCATAAGGCCGAAACCCAAACAGGAGAAGCAGATGCAGCCAACGAGAACAGAATTGCTTGAGGCATGGATGACCTTGGTTAAGGTGATTGATTATTACGGGCCTGACTATGTGGATGAGTACCACAAGCAGGTTTTGCCAGATGTCTTAACTATGCTGGACAAGCTACAGAAGGGGGAACGATGAGGATCATTAAGTATCGTTTCACCAATCCAACGGACGGTGCTGAGTACGGGGGTCTGTCTACCACATTGAAAGAAGCTGAACGTACAGCCCAATCAGTGACAGGTATTCAAGGATCTTGGTGGTCAAAGAATTCCAAGTTTGAATGGGAGGTCTTGCAGTTCAACCGTAAGACTGACGAGCTTATGGAGGCTTTACACATGGCGATGGATTTCGCGCACGATGTGCATGAGATAGCGCCTCGAAACGTCCCAGTGGTAAAGAGGCCAAAGCCTGAGCATCTTAGAACTGCTGGAAGTTGGAGGAAAGCCGTATGAGTAACTACCCTGCTGGCGCATGGGAAGACCCCAATGCGCCTTGGAACCAAGAAGATGAAGTTCTATGTCCACGATGCGGTGAAGGCATTGAGGAAAGCATGAACAACTTCTGGAAAGAAGCTAAATGTTTGGACTGTGGTTGGGAACTAGATTACTTTTTGGAGTAAGAATGAGACAGATCTATCTTTTAAGCTACATCACGATTTGCCTAATCTTCATGATCACCATGATCCTAGCCTTACCTGTCTTTGTGTTATTATTCATTGAAGGATACATAGCCAACATCTTTAAGGACTCCTATGGGTACAGTAACTCAATTCACGGGCAACGAAGTAGAAGAATGCCTGAAGGAGCTGTTGAAGGACGCGAGACAGGGCAAGATCACATACATTAAGTTCTTAATTCAACGTGAGCATGAGGATTTTGTTGAGTGGGATCTATGCTACACAGGCGAGAAGTCTTATGACGTTCAGCATCTTATGGCTGAGATTGGCTATTTATATCTGGCAACTCAGGAGATATTCACCGAGATACAGGAGCTGGCTGATGAAGATTGACCTAAGAAACAACATTAAAGACGTAACTAAGCAGCTCAACCGTGTTCAGAAGAAACAGATACCGTTTGCAGCTATGCTCACGATTAACGAGCTGGCTAAAGACTTATCAAAGAAAGGCGGCACAGGGGTAATTGGTAAGGCTACTGGCAAAAAGTTTAAAAAGAAATCAGGCACTGGCGCGACGAAGTTTACTAAACGCAACTTCTTCTATAAACAGGCAACCAAGCAATCATTAACGGCAACAGTCTATTGGGATGATCGCAACGCTGATTATATGAAGTTCATGGTGTTTGGGGGCACACGATTCCCAGCAAAACGTGCGTTAGCTATACCGACTAAACATGCGAAAAAACACCTCAACTCATTTGGCAACTTCAGAGAAGGTGCGATCAACACATTACTAAACGATAAGTCTAAATACTTCAAAGGCACACCCAAAGGCTCGCGCTTCAACAGTGAAGGTATTTTCGAAAGATATGGCAGGAAGACAAAGAAAGGTGGGCAGAAGATTAGAATGCTAGTTGCCTTTGAGAAGGATGCCAAATATAAACCAGTATTCCCATTTGAGAAGATCGTGACAAGTTATGTGGGTTCAAAGAAACATGGCTTCGAACCTAAGTTTCGAAAGCATTTAGCTAAAGCGTTGTTAAAGCCTAAATAAATCGATCAGTTGACTATGGCTGTAAGATAAACGATAATCTTTACTTCAACGGAGGAATTGAAATGAATAGATTGCAAAAGATATTGATCGGGCTGAGTGTCGTTGCAGTGATTGGGTTGGTAGGTCAAGCAGACTTCGATCATGAGCAAGTCATGTCTAAAGAATATCGAGACAACGTATGCGGGGGCTACTGGCCCGACTATGA